AGTTCATTGCTGGCAGGCACCACAAGATAATCGCCGACAAGCTAGAGCGTGTGGCCAAGGGCGAATTAAAGCGCCTGATTATCAATATGGCCCCCCGTCATACGAAGTCTGAGTTCGCGAGTTACCTGTTCCCGGCTTGGATGATGGGCCGTAATCCGCGAATGAAGATCATTCAGGCGACGCATACGACAGAGCTTGCGGTTAACTTTGGCCGCAAGACGAAGAACCTGATTGATAGCGATGAATACAGGGACATTTTCCCTGACGTGAAGTTGGCGGCGGACAGTAAAGCCTCTGGTCGTTGGGATACGGCCAAAGGGGGGATGTACTACGCAGTAGGCGTCGGTTCGAACCTCGCGGGCCGTGGTGGTGACTTGGTTATCATTGATGACCCGCACTCGGAGCAGACGGCTATGTCGAACAACGGGTTTGACGATGCGTGGGAGTGGTACACGGGCGGTCCTCGCCAGCGTTTGCAGCCTGGAGGCAGTATTGTGCTTGTCCAGACGCGGTGGTCGGAGAAGGACATGACGGGCCAACTCATCCGGGCGATGGCGAAGGATTCTCTGGCGGATCAGTGGGAGGTTGTGGAGCTCCCAGCATTGTTTGAGGATGGGTCGCCTTGCTGGCCGGAGTTCTGGAGTCTTGAAGATCTGACCGCGGTCCGCGCATCTATTCCTCCGAGCAAGTGGAATGCGCAGTATCAGCAGAACCCGACGGGTGAAGAGAATGCGGTTATCAAGCGCGAATGGTGGCGTTGTTGGGAGAAGGAGACGGTTCCGCAGCTTGAATATGTAATTCAGAGCTATGACACGGCGTTTAGCAAGCGCGAGACGTCGGACTACAGCGCGATTACGACGTGGGGTGTGTTTTATCCGAACGAGGGCGGCAGCGGTCCTAATCTTATTTTGTTGGACAGCAAGAAGGGCCGATGGGATTTCCCGGAGCTTAAAGAGGTTGCGTTAGATAATTATAAATTTTGGGAGCCGGACACGGTGATTGTCGAAGCGAAGGCGTCTGGTATGCCTTTGACGCAAGAGTTGCGGAGCATGGGCATTCCGGTTGTGAATTTCACCCCGTCGCGTGGCAATGACAAGCTGACGCGGGTTCATAGTGTGTCGCCATTGTTTGAGGCTGGATTTGTTTGGGTCCCCGACGAGACGTTTGCGGATGAGCTGATTGAAGAGGTTGCGGCGTTCCCAAACGGGGAGCATGATGACTTGGTTGATAGTATGACGCAGGCCTTGATGCGGTACCGTCAGGGCAACTTTGTGCAATTACCTACAGATGACTGGGCGGAAGAGGAAAACTCTGCTAAAGTCCACGCATACTATTAGAAGGCACCGCCCTCATGGATGAATCGCGAGTAAATTTAGGTGCAGGGGCCCCGGGGGAGGGCACCGATTATATGACTGGTTTTAGTGTTTCGTCACGCGACGTTTTTGTCTTCGAAGAAGGCGGCGCTGCTCCTTACGAGATGGATATTCCTGACCCGATGGCCGTGAGCCCCGGTCCTTCTGCTGAGCTTGTCATGGCCGATGTCTACAAATCGCGGCGCGAGGACCAAGAGGAAGGCATTGGATCGTTGCTGTGGGACCGCCTGACGGGTTCTTATAGCACGGAGGGTTTGCGCGAGTCTGGTCGTTCTGGGGGTTCGCGTTCGGAAGCGATTTATGGCTCGGGTCCTACGTTCATGGATCAGTTGATTACGGATTATGGTTATCCGTCTGTTTACGATCCTGAGCTTGGCAAAAATGTTATCCCGACGGACAGAAAGCGGTATACTGAGGCGGAGCGTTATGCGCGGCCCGAGGGCCGTTATGATTTTCCGTCGTATCCTGAGCTAGAGGATGCGCGGGCGCATATGCTTGGTTCGGCGGATGTGGCTAGTAAATACGGTCCGCGGACCGCGGAACTTGCTGGGGATGTCGCGGAGTTTGTTGACACGTTCGCGCCTTTCCCGGTTGGTGGTTCTAGTTTAAGGGATCGTGAGATGGATACGCGGAACAATGCGGTTGGTATCCAGATTTTTAAGAAGGCTGGTATTAATGCGGATTTTGTTACGCTGACGCGGATGGTGGATCGTAAGGTGTTTAGCCAGTTGGACAGGATCATGGGGCGGACCCCTGAGAAGCAGATGACGCCTCCTTCGGAGATGGCCCGCGCCCCGCGGAACTTTAGGAGTCCCGAGGGGGGCCCCGATCTTTATTTCCCGCGGAATGAGCGCGGGTACTTTGAGACAATGCGTCCGGTTCTTGGATTTTCGCGCCAGCGATATCCGGGTGATTGAGGAGGATAGAGTATGGCGAGAGCACCTATTGGGGGCTTGATGGACACGGTGGTCCCTTCCCAGCTTGACGAAGAGGATCTTGCGGCCGAGGTGGAGCTTGAGCTTCCTGACTCGCAGAACCGGGTTCTGGCAATGATTGACGTCGAGGATGTCGGGGAGATTGAGATCACGCCGGACGAAGATGGCGGCGTGACGGTTGATTTTGACCCGCAGGACCAGCGCGGGAAGGACGAAGACTTTTACGCCAATTTGGCGGAAGAGATGCCGGATCGCGAGCTCGGTCGTATTTCGAGCGAGCTACTGGGCGAGTTTGACGCCAATAAGGCGAGCCGCCAGGAGTGGGAAGAGACTTACTCGAACGGTCTAGAGCTTCTTGGTTTTTCATACGAGGAGCGGACGCAGCCTTTCCGCGGGGCTTCTGGTGTGACGCACCCGCTTTTGGCGGAAGCGGCGACGCAGTTTCAGGCGCAGGCTTTCAATGAGCTTCTGCCGCCGTCGGGTCCTGTCCGGACTGTTGTTATGGGCAAGGAGACGCGGGCGAAGGTTGAGCAGGCGCACCGCGTTAAGCAGTTCATGAATTACTACGTCACGAATGTGATGGAAGAATACACGCCGGACATGGACCAGATGCTGTTTTATCTGCCGCTGGCCGGTTCGACGTTTAAGAAGACGTACTATGACGAGACCTTGGGCCGGGCGGTGTCGCGGTTTGTTCCGGCCGAGAACCTTGTCGTGCCGTATGAGACGGCGGATCTAGATAACTGCCCGAATATCACGCAGGTTGTTCGCATGTCGCTCAACGATCTGCGGAAGAATCAGGTCGCTGGGTTCTATCGCGATGTCGAGGTCATCCCGGCACAAGCCGAGATGAGTAGCCTGAAGGAAGAAATGGACCGGATCGAGGGTTTTGAGCCGTCGCAGGTCGATTACGACTGCACTATCCTTGAGTGCCATGTGGATTTGGACCTTGAGGGGTACGAAGATACTGACGAGGATGGCGAGCCGACGGGGATCAAAATCCCGTATATCGTGACGATTTCGCAGGATAACGGCCAGATTCTGGCGATCAGGCGCAATTACCGCGAGGACGACAAGAAGAAGCGTAAGATTGCGTATTTCACGCATTTTAAGTTCCTTCCCGGCTTTGGCTTCTACGGCCTTGGTCTGATTCACACCATTGGTGGTCTGTCACGGACCGCCACGGCGGCACTGAGACAGCTTATTGACGCCGGTACGCTGTCCAATCTACCTGCGGGCTTCAAGGCCCGCGGCCTGCGTATCCGGGACGACAATGACCCGCTTCAGCCCGGTGAGTTCCGCGACGTGGACGCTCCCGGAGGGGCTATTCGTGACAGCCTTATGCCGCTGCCGTTCAAGGGTCCTGACCAGACCCTGTTCAACCTACTTGGTTTTGTGGTTCAGGCGGCGCAGAGGTTCGCGACGATCACCGACCTGAAGGTTGGAGACGGTAACGATCAGGCGGCTGTCGGTACGACGATTGCTATGATCGAGCAAGGTTCGCGGGTCATGAGCGCCGTGCATAAGCGCTTGCACTACGCTATGCGGCACGAGTTCAAGATTTTGGCTCGTGTGATGAGCGAGTCTCTGCCGCAGGAGTATCCGTACTCTATTGCGGGCGGCGACCAGAAGATCATGCGGGAGGACTTTGACGACCGTGTGGACGTGATCCCGGTCAGCAACCCGAATGTGTTTAGTCAGGCCCAGCGCATCTTGCAGGCGCAGACGAAGCTCCAGCTTGCTGCTCAGGCTCCGGAACTGCACAACATGCACGAGGTTTTCCGTGACATGTACGAGGCGCTCGGCGTCACGGATGTAGACCGGATTATGAAGACGGTCCCGGCCGAGGACCCGCTGCCGATTGATCCGGCTCAGGAGAACGTCAACGCTCTGGATATGCTGCGGTTGAAGGCTTTTGAGGGCCAGAATCATCAAGCGCATATTATGGCGCATATGATTTTTGGTTCGACGCCGATGGTGTCTGCGCTTCCGCCCGTTGCGATGGAATTGCAGAAGCACGTTATGGAGCACGTCAGGATCGCCGCGCAGGAACAGGCAGCCGTTACTTATCTGCAACAGGTCCAGCAGCAGGGCGGCCAGGCTGCCGACGAGGAGCAGATGCTTCAGATCGAGCAGCTTACTGCTCAGTTTATCGCCGAGGGCATGCAGCAGCTTAAAGAGCTTTCCGCCCAGTTGTCTGGCGCCGGAGCTCCCGATCCGCTGGTAGAGCTTAAAGAGGCCGAGCTTCAGCAGAAGGCGCAGGCCGACGCGGCGGATAACCAGATCGACCAAACCAAGCTCGCCTTGGATTCTCAGAACCAGGCTACGCGGGCGCAGCAGTTCCAAGAACGGCTTGCGTCTCAGGAGCGCCAGACGCAGGCTCGTATTCAGTCTGCGATGGAACGTGAATTACTCAAGCAGCGGGGTGCGACCGATGATTGACAAGGCTATTAACTATCCAGAAACGAACGCCCGCAGAAGCGTTGGCGCAAGTTAAAAACCCTTTTAAACGACCTACATAGGAGAAAATTATGGGTGCAGTTAAGATTGTAACGAACAAGCCGGGCCCGGCGCAGAAGGCGGTTGACTACGCTGACATCAAGGGCCAGGGCCGGGTTCCCTACGGTAAGACGGCCGATGCGCCGATGGCGGGCACCACTTTCCGTAAGATGAAGATGCGTGGTACTGGTGCGGCCATCAAGGGCAAAGATTTTATGGGCTGCTAAGATGCCTTTGAAAAAAGGTAGTAGCAAGAAGACGGTCAGCTCAAACATTAGCAAACTTGTGGATGAGGGCTATCCTCAGAAGCAGGCGGTTGCTATTGCTTTGTCTAGTTCCGGTAAGTCTAAGAAGAAGTCAAAGAAGGTAATGAAGGCTGCAAAGGGCGGAGTTGTTCGCGGGTATAGTCCCATTG